CCGGCGTCCAAATCTTGCCTCTGGCATTTCCCTGTACGTTAGCGATGACCGCAAGGTAGCAACGTGTGTGACACCTGTGGCGTCAGAGTTCCCTGATCAGGATGGCGCCTGGGTAATATGAATTAAACAGTTTCCTGTTCTTGACACATAAATTTAGTAAATATTTGTTTTTCGTTTACAAATTCTCTTGTAAGTGAGACTATAATCTCTTCACTATGAGCATAACCATAGACGGTACAATCGTACGCGTCATTAAATACAAACTGAGGTGTAGGTATTTTTATACATTGATTTCCAGGTATTGAACTACACATCCATAAAATTAATACAAATTTAGTCATTGACATTTATCCTTAATATCCTATATAGTCATTACAATTAAATGAAAGGAAGTCAAATGACTGATATAACTAAATATAGAAACGTTTCATTAACACATGAAACATATAAGACATTGATAAGTTTGTCGAAGGTATTATTGCCCGATGCACAACTGTCAATAAGCAAAACCATTGAATCAATTGCAAACGAGAAAGCGAAGAAACTAAATGGCAAATTCAAAAAAGTATAACGTACATGCAATGATATGTCCTAACTGTAATGGTAATGGATATGTCAAAGCTGTATTAGAAGAAGGTAGAGAGCACGTGGTATTACAATGTATTGAGTGTGACTCGGAAGGGGAGATCTATGTGGATGAGTCCGAAATTGTGGAGTCTTATATCGATGCTGATAATATTACAGATCGTGGTAAGTTACATTAAATGATACCTGATACAGACAAAGCTTATATAGCCGGCCTATTTGATGGAGAAGGGTCCATACATATAAGACGTGGCATTGAAAAGAAAAAGAAACATAAAGGTAAACCTGGATATAGATACTCTAATAGTTTACGTCTAAGCATGGAGATCACTATGACTGACCGTAGTGTTCTTATGTGGGTTCACGAAGTATTAGGTGTTGGTACATTGACACCTAAAAAAGTAAAAGGTAAAAGAGTTGATGGTACGCCATACTTAAAACAATACAGGTGGCGTTGTACATTTAGAGATGCTTACTATGTTTGTGCCTTAATATGGCCGTGGGCTCATACTAAATTACCAAAAATACAAAGAGTGATTGAACATTATACAAGCAGTGCTTTGAAAAATAATGTAATATCAATGGAAGAATATAAAATGGTAAAAAAAGATGTTCGATAAATATATTTATAATTTTTTAATGTGGGTAAACCACTGGTCAACTAAAATAACATCCTGGTCTTGGTGTATGCTATACTCGGATAGAAAGAAAGGTTATGGAAACAAAAGAAGACAGAAAAATTCGTGAGATTTTAGAAAAAGAAGAGCCCTTACAGAAAAATAAAAAAGAAACTAAACCTCAGTTTGGTCTTGGTCAAGTACCTAACTACGGTAAATCTAGATCCGGTAAAGAGTATGGTGGGTTTATAAAAGAGTCTAGTTATAATAAAATAAAATATAAAAGTAAAAAAGGTAGAACTAATTGGACTCCATTGTTTCCTGAACCACAGGACGAGTATGAGAGATATTTAAACGAACATGAAGTTGTAGTAAAAAAAGGACCATATGACATTTAGATATGATGGTAAATCTAGACCTTCTGATGATAAGTATCGTAAACGGTTTGATGAAATATTTGGTAAGAAAGAAGAGGAAGAATTAAAAGAGTCTTACGAACAATCTAAGATAAATAAAAAGGAACATAGTGATAAAGAAAAGTAATAAATACAACTATATACGTGGTAAACAGCTCACGGACCCCGGATCAGGGACCAGGGTTTACGAGATAAGTAATTATAGACTTCCTAGTGTAACTACGATACTAGGCGCTACGAAAAACACAGAATTTTTAAAGAAATGGAAGGCCAAAGTTGGAGAACAAGAAGCAGAACGAATCAAGAATGTATCTAGTGCACGGGGCACTTGTATGCACAAATTCCTCGAGCACCATGTACTCGGAACTGGCTGCGTTGATCTTACAAGCGTCGGACAAGAGGCGCGTCCCATGGCCGACAAAATTATTGAGGTTGGTCTTGCGCCAGTGGAAGAGTATTACGGCTCTGAAGTCATGCTACACTACCCGGGTCTATACGCGGGTTCAACAGATTTGGTTTGCTTACATAATGGCAAAGAAACTATTGTTGACTTCAAACAAAGTAACCGTCCGAAGAGGGAAGAATGGATCGAAGATTATTACTTACAGATTGCCATGTACGCCATGGCTCACGACTACGTCTACGACAGCAAGATTGAACAAGGAGTTATCATGGTATGCACGCCTGACCTATATTATCAAGAATTCAAAACAGAAGGCGCTGACCTTAGAGCTTGGAAACACAAAGCATTAAAACGTATCGATATGTATAACGAACTTATGCATGACGAGAAAGAAAAAACCAGACCAATGAAAGCGGAGGATTTTACAAAATGAATTGTTGGCACTGCGGACATGAGTTAATATGGGGTGGTGATCACGATACCGAGGATAATGAGGATTATGATATAGTTAGTAATCTATCTTGTCCTAAATGTCATTCAGCTGTTGACGTGTGGCATCCATCAGAAAAATTAATAAAGGAGTATAAAGACCATGAATGATATGTTGTTTAGAACGCTTCTAAAGAGATATGAAGCTGTGATAGAGGATGCATTGTACAAGATACAATCATTTAATGAGAATAATATAATAATACCAGAGCATATAGATATAACAGGTGAGGTTGACAAACTGTTACTAATTATTGCAGAAGCTGAGGATAAAGTGGCAGTAATGAGGAAATATTATGTCAAAAATAAGGCAGAAACTACCATACTGTGATAAAATTGCCACAATGTGTTGCATAAATACCAGGCCATAATGACGGTGTATATGTATGGTAAAAAAAATAAAAATAAAAATAAAAACTACTCTAAAAAAAGTGTCAATCTGTCACTTTGGTCTAGAAGTGTTGGTATATATGACTTTAGGGTAGACACTTTTTGATTTTAAAAAGTGTCATGTGACAGAAAATAGTGTCACCTATAACAAGATTTTAGTTTGCCTATGCGCGCGCGATACAAAATACTAGAAAAACTGATTTTTTTTAGATACATATATAGATATGAAATCCAAAAAAAAATCTAGAAGAATTAACAGTTACGAAAAACCTAAAACTGTAAAACAACAAACTGTGTTTCCATACAAACGTGTACGTATAGATTGGATTGACATCATCACTGAAGGTGGTTGGGGTTCAGACAAAGAATTTAAAGATATGAAACTTGCTACACCTGTAAGTGAGGGTTGGTTGTTTAGTAAAGATGAGGAGACTGTAAGAATATTTGCAGGTTATGATGTAGAGTCAGATGGTTCTATTCACTTTTCGGAGCGATCGGTTTTTCCAACTTCTTGTGTGAAGAAGATAACTCGGATTCATTAACTTCAATTGCATCAACAGCACCATCAATTAAAAGACTTGCGTAGTCTTCTTCGATTTGTGCCATTTTCATATCTAGTTGTTCTTCTGTCATGTCTTCTAGTTTACCATGTTTTATTATTTTTCTGTCTATGTATAGTCCTCCTGCCTTTCCTCGATTTGTTTCAGCGTTTACAGCTGCGGAGAAAGAACTTTTCTTTAGAGCAAGATCTTTGATTCTTGCTAATTCTGCTATGTGACTTTCATACGTCACACCAAATTTAAGCATACGTTCTTGTTTCAATTCATCTATATACTTTACTACGAGAGGAGCATGTCTGGGGTTAGTTAACTCTGTGCTTTCTTGTCGACATCTTTTTTCTGAGTAGCCTGCCATTTTAGCTGCTTCAGATTTATATACAGGACCATCCGGTCCACCAAATACTAAATACTCGGCAAATCTTTTTTGCATTTCTGTTAATCTTTTAGGAACTCCCATATTGACTTTTTAAGGTAACTATCCTATATTGTCAATAGCATGAAAGACAAGCGTACATATACAAACAAGAAAGAACACGGAGAAGATATGAGTCATGAAAATGAATCTACGATAGATACTACACCAATTCAACTTTTAACAGAACAATACAGAACAGATTTGCACGCTTACAAAGAACGTGAAAGTTTGTATCTTAAAACTGAAAATCAATTACAGGGTACAAAACAAATTGTAATTGAAATGTCATCTACAATACGAGAATTAAAAACTCAAAACGATAGCTTCCAGGCAGAAATAGCTAGACTTAATGAAGAAATTCAACTATTAGAAATGCAGATAAAAAAATGAGAGTTCAAGACTTACAGCAATTTTTATCTAAATTTACAGAAGGTAAAAAAGATGGTAGCCGACAAGGTAATGCATTATCAAATGCTGTTATCTATGTAGAAATAAACGGTTACATAAACAAGATAGTTAGAATGGAAGTACAAGAACACGCAACACCTATAATAGGACACAAGGGACACAGCGCTCATCGTTTGGTACTTAAAACAGAAAAAACTAATAGGATATCTTTACCACCAAAACTGCAGATTTAAGTGTAGTGGTTACCTTAAAAAACATATGGGCCCAGAGGCTAAATTCTATCAACAAGTTAAAAGAAATTTCAAACAACTTTCGCTTATTCGAATTGAAAACAATAGCTTACTTGGCACTCCTGATCTATTGGTCTGTAATACTTCTGGGAACTTTTGTACTATAGAATTAAAGGTTACTAAAGGGAACAAAGTTCGATTCTCGCCACATCAAATTGCCTTCCATATACGTCACCCGCACAATACTTTTATCCTTACAAAGGCCCTTGGTCCTTGTACCCCTAAAACTTCTCCAATATCCATGTTCCGTGGTCATAGGATCAGGGAGCTTGTTACTTCCGGCTTGAAGCTTGACGCTTGTTACTCTGGCTGGGATGCTTGTCGCTTGGCGCTTGAAGCTTGTGGCTTGCCGCTTGACGTTTCCTAAAAATAGGTGCGTGAGGCTTGCGGCTTGGAGCTTGCTGCTTGGCGCTTGGATCATGGCGATACTTCCATTTGTGATCGTGAAAAAACCATACATAAGCTGGACCAGGTGCACGCCGTCCGGCTGCCGTCGCAGCGTTTCTTGAGCTAATGACCTGATCCTTATTCCCGCGGGAATTTTTTTTAATGCTCACCGTAGCAAACATTAGAAACTGATTTGTCCCAGCAAGCGCGGCAATCCTTGCACTGGTTACCCTGAAGGGGCGCCGGACATGTTACATCAATTTTTTTAGTTGAGACTGTCGACGTATTGGGCCAGCTGGTCCCTGCAGCCTGGTCCACCATTGGCATGGAGAACCGGACAACAAGATTGTCAGGAGCTTCAACAATATAGTCTTTGGTCCACGCTTCACGCGTTGGCATCCAGTGCTGGACGTCAGGCGTAAGTTTACAGACCGCATAAATTCGTCTTAGATGATCAAGATCTTGAACGTCGCCTGAATCGTGCCATCTAAAAAATTTAACTTTCTTTGAATTGATTTGAACAGCCATAGCCTCGACCCATTTAGGATGAGTTAATGACCTGAAGCGCTTATATTGCGCGTCTATTACATTTTGGAATCTATACCTGCCACGTAGATATGCATAACAGTTTTTACAAACTGATTTATCAACGTTTCTTAATATGGTCCCAGTCTTGCATTCATGAGCTGGTGTGCTGTAAGCAAATCCGGGCATCTTGCCTGGCTTGCTTAATGTGTGAGTTATTTCTTGTGCTTCTTTTACTAACATAATTTGTCCTTTCTTTTGTAGGATACTATAACATTATAATTCTTACGTGTCAAGCTTGCAGCTTGACGCTTGCAGCTTGACGCTTGCA